ACCAGGTAAGTGGATTAGAATAACTAGGAAATTTTTAAAAGAATATACTGATAATGGATTCGTTAAACTATTGTTTGGTGGTGGTAACGAAGACATCAATGCGATAAACGACTTTGACATTGATAACCCATTAACAGATAGAATTGGTGATTTTATAAATAATTTATCATTAGGTGAAACTTTAAAAGCTAACACGACCGTATACGTACAATATAGAGTAGGTGGTGGGTCAAATACAAATTTAGGGTCTAATACCTTAACATCGGTAAATCTAGTCGATATGTTTGTTAATGGCCCTGATACGATACAAAACAACTCAGTGAGGCAATCATTAACGGTAAACAATCCGATACCAGCTTTAGGTGGTAGAGATAAACCATCAATAGATGAGATAAGAAACCTAGTTAAATATAATTTTGCGTCACAAAATAGGGCTGTAACAATTAAGGATTATCAGTCTAGAATAAGTCTAATGCCAGGTGAATTTGGCGTGCCATTTAGAACTGGTGTTTTCGAAGAACAAAATAAAATAATGGTTTATATTCTAGGTTTAGATAATCTAGGTAAATTAACAAATTCTTCAACAACAACCCTTAAACAAAATATATCAAATTATCTATCTGATTATAGAATGCTAAACGATTACGTCGTTATAAATGATGGTCAAATAATAAACTTATCATTTGAATTTGATTTGTTAATAGAAAAAGATTACCCGCAATCACAAATTATATTAAATGTGATTAATAGTGTTAAAGAATATATGGATATTAATAAACACTATATGGGTGAGAACATTTATTTAGGTAAATTAATTGAAGCTATAAATAATGTAGGTGGTGTTATTAATATAATTGAGACTAAAGTTTTTAACAAAGTTGGTGAAGGAGTCTACTCAATGAATGAGATACAACAGTCATTCAATGATGAAGAAACTAGAGAAATATTTATTTCAGATGAATTTACTTTATTCGGAAATCCGATAAGTATGTTTGAGGTTCGTTATCCTAAAAAAGATATTAAAATACGTGTTAAAACCGCTCAATAAAATTAATTCAAACATATTTTTGTTATTACCGAATTTTATTATATATATTGATATGAAACAAATAGAAATTGAAAAAATAATTAAACAATTTATAATAGATAAATTAAGTTGTACTAAAATTGCAAAAGAATATGATTGTGACCCTGAAACAATTAGATTAATATTAAAAAAGAACGGGATTGATACTAATTATATTTAGAAGAAAAATTATCAACAACTGAAATTGGAAAGTTAATGAATGTTTCATCAACGGTAATTCAAAGAATATTACAAAATGAAGGTGTTACTAGGAGTGTAAAAGAAGGTGTATATAATTATAAGTATAAGGATTTTGATGGTGATATATTAAAATATATTAAGACATTAAATGAATTTAATAAATATAAACGTTTAGTGATTAATGAAACTAATAAACAACCAATAGATTTATTGAGTTATTATAAGTTTAGAGGTTTAAATGGGGTTGATGGTGCATACCAATTAGACCATAAATTCTCAATATATGAAGGGTTCAAACAAAATATAAACCCTAAATTAATTGGGGTATTAATAATTTAGAATTTCTTCCATGGGAAGAAAATGTTAAAAAAGGGGTTAATTGTTCAATAACATTAAACGAGTTAGTGAATAAAAGTAAATTTCCTAAAAAAGATATTCGTGTAAGAGTTAAAACAGCACAATAACAAACGGTGTTGTAAAATATTAATAGTTGATTAAATATGGGATGTGGATGTAAAAGTAAAAATAATGATAAATATAATTCTAAACTAGGATTAAAAGATTCAGGTGGTGAATTAAATTTAAAGGGTAAGGTATTTAAAATACCACTTGCCATTGGGTTAACAATGCTGTTTTTATTTTTATCACCTATTTTATTGATTTATATTTGGTATCTATTCATGGAACAAATATTCACAAATAGGATGTTATTATTTTCTTTTTTAAATAAATTTAAAAAAGATGATACCACTAATGATGATGGTGACGACTCAGAGGAAATTAACCCTGATGAATACGTGTTAATGGATGTAGATAAAGTTAAGTAATGTCGAAAAATATTAGAATAAGGACAACACCAAATGGCGGTGATAAAAATGTTAAGATTCAATTAAATCAAGATTTTGATTTTCTTGAAATATTATCATTAAAAATATCTCAAGAAGACGCATACCGTAGTTTTTATTCTAATTATGGTGTTGTAGTAGGGCGTGTGATAATGAATAGTGGTGTTGGGGTACCAAATGCCAAAGTTTCTATATTTATACCTTTAGATGAAGAAGACGCACAAGACCCTGAAATATCGACGATATACCCTTATTCAGATATACAAGTTTTAAATAATGACGGTGTTAGGTATAATACATTACCCAAAAATGTGGATAAAGAATGTCACGCACCAATAGGTACTTTTCCCTTAAAAAGAGAGATTATAGATAATGATAAATTATTCAAGGTATATAAGAAATATTACAAATACACCACGACAACAAACGATGCTGGTGATTTTATGTTATTTGGTGTACCAGTAGGTAATCACATACTGAATGTCGATGTTGATTTATCAGATATAGGAATTTTCTCTCAAAGACCTTATGATTTTATTGAACAAGGTAATCCAGAAAAACTATTCGAATCACCAACTAAGTTTAAAACTAATAATAACTTAAATAATTTAACTCAGGTTAAAAATAGACAAGTAGGTGTTAACGTTATACCTTTTTGGGGTGATAAAGTTAATAATGAAGTCGGTATTAGTAGAGTTGATGTTGACCTAAATTATAATGTTGAACCTAAAGCTATTTTTATCGGTTCTATTTTTAGTGATAATGAGAAAAATAGTGTTAATAAAAATTGCAGGGCCAGAAAAAAATTAGGTAAGGTATGTGAAATGGGAGAAGGTAAAGGTACTATAAATATAATAAGAAAAAATAGGTTAGGTGATACAGAAAAATTTAATTTAGAGGGTGGTCAGTTAATCAATGACGATGGAGTGTGGGCCTTTCAATTACCAATGAATCTAGATTATAAAGTGACTGATGAATTTGGTGACCTAATACCTACTGATAACCCTAATATTGGTATACCTACTAGAACCAACGTAAGGTTTAAAATAGGTATGAATGAAACTGGCGGTGAAGGTAGGATAAGGACTAGAGCTAAATATCTAGTACCTCATAACCCTAATTTACCTAGTGAGATAGATTATTCATTTGATGAATCTACCTCTGATATACATTTTAGGGATATGTTTTGGAATAAAATATATACAGTTAAAAACCACATAACACGTTTTCAACGAAACCCTCGTAAAGAGAATAGAAACTTCATTGGTTTTAAAGATGTGGATGACTGCGTTGGTACGAAGAACCCATTACCTTTTAATAAACTAGATACAGATTTTAATCCTTTATTTATTGTACTTTGTTTAATAGTAAACTTTATTATTACGATAGTAGACACAATAAACAAAGTAGTTACTGTTAGATTTTTAAGGATAACACCTTTCTGTGGATTTGGTTGTGTTAAATTAAGGTGTCCAATTAATGAAACTGAATATGCACCTGGTTGTCGTCGTGACTGTGAAAGAGGAGGGGCTAACGGCAGTACGTCTCAAGCTAGAAAATGTTTTAGTTTAGCTCTAGCTGAGGCTTTAAATGTTTTTGAATTTGACTTTTATAACGATTGGATTAATGGGTCTCTATATCCATTTTTATTAAAATATAAAAAGGTCTCTTCTAATGAAGAGAAATTCTGTGGTAGTGAAACAGGTGATTATAACATTGTGGATACTTATTTTGAAGGTGGTAGTGGTGACGACAGTTCAGATTCTAACCTAAGTGAGGGTGTTGCTGTGAGTTACGAAGGTGAGTTATTTTATAAACCAATAACTGACAAAAAATTAAATTTTTACAATACTGACATATATGAGTTAGGTTCAGTACTTGATTGTGATTGGCAAGGTAAAGTTAAAATACAAGGTGATTTAGTTAATAGTAGTTATAAAAGACCTCCTTTAATAGGTGAAGGTGAGACAACTGGTAGTGACCCATTATTTTTTGATATCGACTGTTCTGGTGTAGATATAAATCGTGACCAATACAACAATATTAGGCGTATATGCGAAATAGGCCTTGGTTTAGATGAAGGAGATTCACAGGATGGTCTTATAAACAGGCAAGATATTGATGATAAATTAATTCGCTCAAAATTAATAAAATTAAATGTAGATGCGTACGAAAGTAGTAGGTTAACTGATATTAACTCTGACTTTAATGGTAGTGAATATGGGGATTATAGGGGTCAGTTCAGTGAAGATGGGATGGCACAATACCAAAACTCATTTTTCTTTTACTTTGGAACTAAACCTAATAGCACAGCAATTGATTTAATGAATAGTAAATATTTCACTGAATGTACAACAGAGGTTGAAAATATAATTAATATCTCTGGGGTTGTTACT